ACCTTAAGTAACTCCGTTGGTGTCATTGACTCTGATTACCGTGGTGAGATTCTTGTATCACTTGTCAACAATAGTGCTATGACTGTCGCTCTAAATAAGGGTGATCGTGTTGCACAGATTGTGTTTATTCCAGTAACTCAGTTCCCTTTCATCTCTGTCGATAAACTCCCAGAGACTACAAGAGGAACTGGTGGTTTTGGAAGTACAGGTTTATAAGAATCTAGCCGTTTAAGAAGGACAGATATGGATACATTCCAACAATTCATTGCAGTCAGCCGATATAGTCGCTGGCTACCAGAAGCTAATAGACGAGAGACTTGGGATGAGACAGTAGATCGGTGGTGGAACTACTTCACTACGAAGGTTCCCTTCCTATCAGAGCGCCCAGACATTCGGGATGCAATTCTAAATCTAGAAGTGCTGCCTAGTATGCGTGGTCTTATGACCGCAGGGCCAGCTCTTGATAGAGATCATACTGCTCTGTACAATTGCTCTTATCTGGAGATTGATTCAATCCAATCATTCTCCAACCTAATGTATATTCTAATGTGCGGTACAGGTGTAGGCTATAGTGTCGAACGCCGCTGCACAGATAAGTTATCTACTATCCCAACAATCAACAAGCAGTTTGATACTGTGATGTATGTTGAGGATAGCCGTGAGGGTTGGTGCGATGCGCTCTATCAGCTCATCGACAACCTCTATAAGGGTAATCATTATAAGTGGGACACAAGTAAGGTGCGTAAGTCTGGCGAAAGACTTAAGACATTCGGCGGTCGTGCAAGCGGCCCCGCTCCACTTGAAGAAGTATTCCGCTTTGTTACTCAGACATTTTACAAGGCACAAGGCAGGAGACTATCTCCGCTAGAGTGCCACGATATCTGCTGCAAGATTGCACAGTCAGTCATTGTGGGTGGTGTACGCCGCTCTGCCATGATTAGCCTAAGTGATCTAGCCGACAGAGAGATGGCTACTTGCAAGAGTGGTGCATGGTGGGAACAATCAAACCACCGCGCTTTAGCGAACAACTCAGCTGTCTACAATGGTAGACCATGCATGGGTCAGTTCCTAGAAGAGTGGACAGACTTGTTCAACTCACACAGTGGAGAGCGTGGTATCTGCAATAGAGATGCCATGAAGGAGATTGCAAAGAAGGCAGAGCGAGATCCTGATATCATGTATGGCACAAACCCATGCAGTGAAATCATCCTACGCCCCAATCAATTCTGTAATCTATCTACTGTTGTTGTCCGCGCAAGCGATACACCAGAGACTCTTGCTAAGAAGATTGAGATGGCAACAATCATTGGTACAGTACAAAGCATGTTCACTCACTACCCCTATCTGTCGAAGATGGATAGTTCGTGGGAGAAGAACTGCACAGAGGAACGACTCCTTGGTGTATCAATGACAGGTATCTTTGACAACAAGCTTATGTCTGGTCTACTAGGCCACGGCAAACTAAAGCATGTTCTTAGTTACCTGAAAGAAACAGCAATTGAGACAAACCTTAATTGGGCTAAGAAGCTTGGCATCAATCCAAGTAAGTCAATCACTTGCATCAAGCCAGAGGGAACTACCTCATGCTTGGCTAATTCATCTAGTGGGCTTCATCCACGATACTCTGACTATTACTATCGTCGGGTTCGTATTGACAAGAAAGATCCACTATATACAATGATGCGAGATGCTCAGGTTCCAGTAGAAGATTGCGTAATGAATTCCGCATCGACTGCTGTGTTTACCTTTGTTCAACGATCCCCTGCGGGATCACTTACTCAGGATGAACTACTGGCTATTGACCATCTTGATCTATGGCTTGCCTATCAAGAATACTATTGTCAGCATAAGCCAAGCATTACTGTCAATTACTCAGATAATGAGTTCCTTCCAATCGGTCAATGGGTTTGGGATAACTTTGATAAGATCTCAGGCATCTCATTCCTACCTAAGTCTGATCATGTATATGCTCAGGCTCCGTTTGAAAGAATTGACGAAACTACTTTTAAAGCATACACCCATGTTGATGTTGACTTTAATCTTTTATCTCTATACGAGAAAGAAGATATGACAACCAGCTCACATGAGATGGCTTGCACTGCTGGAGGATGTGAAATCAAATGACAAAAGATACTGCTAAAGCAAAGCTTGAATATCCAACGGGGTTATCCCCCTTGGATATCAAGCTGCTGCTGAAAGATTTATACAATGAAATCGAACAACTCAAGATTGAAATCCGAAAACTTTCCTCGGATAGACCCAAAGTTGGTAGACCTTCTAGAGAGAATATACCCCCCTCTGGACTACAACCCTGATATTTCTTCTGAAGCTTTTGCACGACAAGCTGCCTTCAGAGCAGGCCAACTAGAGGTCGTTAGAAAACTAAAGGCTGTCGTACAAAGACAGAAGGAGGAACTATATGGGTAGTCCAAAGATCGCTGGTGGTATGACATATGCCGAACAGCAAAAACTGATGGAAGAAGAGCGCGAGTTTCAGGCAACACAAGAGCGTGAGCGTAGAGCATCGTCTGAAGCTGCTGAGGCTCGTCGTATTAGCCGTGAAAAGGAAGAGCGCGCACAGATGAAACTCATGGAAGAGCAGGCCATTGTCGAATCAACCAAGGCGGAAGAGGAAGCAATGAAGGAAGCCGAAGCACAGGCTCAGTCTGCATCGGATATGAGAACAACAGATCGCAAAGCTATTGATTTCTATTCATCACTATACTCAGGCATAAGCCTTTAAGGAGTAACCTATGGAATCACTAGCAGATCGTTTTAATCTGCTGCATGGACAGAGGCAATCTAAACTGACAATCGGACGGGCTTGTGCTTCATTGACAATCCCATCTCTTCTTCCCCCAGAAGGATGGACCGAAGACCAGCAACTGCCTCAGCCTCATTCATCAGTCGGTTCGCGTGGAACTACAGCATTGGCAAGTCGAATGCTGTCTGCTATGATTCCACTAAATGATACTCCCTTCTTTAAGTTTACCTTACGGAATGGTGCAGAACCCACTACTGAAATTCAGCAGTATCTAGAAACAATGAGCTATCAGGTCTTTAGAAAACTGATGGCTACTAATTTAAGAGAAACAACTTATCAAGTTCTCCAATCACTAATCGTTGTTGGAGATTCTTTAGTTCATGTAGAAGATGATTTTAAACTACGCACTTCTCGTCTGGATCATTATGTTATCCAGCGTACAGTAGAAGGCGATGTACAAGAAATTATTACTGTAGAGTATGAGCTTAAAGATCCCACGGTTGCGAGTTATCCAGCTTCCGTTCCTGTTTCAGAAAAAGCAGGATATGAAAAGGTCTACTGTCAGTACATGTACGACAAAGACAACAAGCTATGGATGTACCGCAAGGAAGATTCTGATGGCGAAGTAATTGCAGAGGGACAGTACGAAGTACTTCCTGTTGCGGTTGTTCGTTGGTATGGAATCCCCGGTGAGAACTATGGACGCTCTCACTGTGAAGATAACTTTGGTGATCTTCAGAGTTTAGATGCTTATACTAAGTGCCTCATTGATGGCATGGCAGCTAGCACAGCTTTCTGGATGGGACTAGATCCAAGTGGTATTACTGAGATAGATGATATCTCAGATCAGCCAAATGGTTCTTGGGTTCCTGCCCGATCACAAGACATTGCTGTAATATCACCCAGTCAAACCATGAACCCACAGGTATCGTCAGCACAGGTAGCTGTGCAGACAATGCGACAGGAGTTAGGTAATTCATTCCTAATGACAGGCGCATCTCTACCTACTGGAGATCGTGTTACAGCCACAGCAGTACGAATGATCGGATCAGAACTAGAAACAATTCTAGGTGGCGCATTCAGCGCCATTGCCAGAGATCTTATGTCTCCAATCCTACGAAGATTCGTCTTCCTTATGATTGAGAATGAGGACTTAGACAAGAGAATGTATGAGCAGTTCTTTGACAAGGACGGCACTCTTAGTGTTGAGATTGTCACAGGATTGCAGGCATTGTCCCGTGATACTGATCTTCAGCGACTACTCCAGATGGGTGAAATGGTTCGCAACCTACCACCAGAAGCACAGGCTGCATTTAAATGGAGCGAATACGCTAAGGCTTTAGTAACTGCACTAGGGTTTGACTCACGCAATTGGGTTATCTCTGAGCAGGAAGCTATGGCTATGCAGCAACAGCAGCAGATGATGCAACAACAGCAAATGATGCAGCAGCAAATGATGCAACAGGCTGGCAATGTTGCTGGTCAAGCCGCTATGCAGGATGTGCAGCAAACAGGTGGGCAAGGTATTGCAGAAGTACTTGGCAACCTAGGAGTACAAGCATGAAGAAGCGATTAGATAAAAGCAAGATGGCTTGTAATCGACCACAAAAGTCTCCCAAGGCTGGCAAAAAGAAAGTCGTTAAGGCTTGTGCCAATGGTCAGGAAAAGATTATTCATTACGGAGCAACTGGCTACGGTCACAACTATAGTGCTGCTGCTCGTAAGTCTTTCCGTGCAAGACATGGATGCGATAAAGCCAAGAACAAACTAACCGCTAAGTATTGGGCTTGCAAGAATCTTTGGGCTGGTCCCGGTGGTTCAACTGCAAGCTGTCCCAAGGGACGCAAGTGCAAAAAAGGTAAGTAATGGCAAAGCAAACATTCAAATGTAACTGTGGCAAGACCACACGACTAACAGGTAAGGACGCTACTAAAGTAGTGAAACCCAAGAAAGGTAAATAACAAATGACAGATGAGACTCCAGAATTGGACATGCAGGAACAAGTCGAACAGACTGAGGCTGCAGTCAATGCGGAACAATCTCCAACTGCTAGTGAGCAGGATATTGTAACTGCGAGAGAACGAGCAGCCTTTGAGACTTATGTAAAATCTCAAGGTGTTGCTATTCCAGAAAACTTCAAGGATGTTGGATCATGGTTCGACTCACTTAAAAATGCACAGAAAGCATATACACAGTCGCGTCAAGAAATCGCGGATCTTAAAAAGAAGTATGAGAAGTCAGGCGACAATCCAAACTTCAAAGCTCCGACAGAAGATCCAAAGCCAGCAGCCAAAGAAGAAGAAGTAATCGCAGTCGATAAGCTGCAGATTCCTAAGCAACCAGAAAAGACAGAGCAAGCTCCCGTTGAGTACGCTGTTACTCAAGATGATTGGAAGTCTTGGACTGTTGAGTTTGCTACCAAGGGAGAACTGTCTGTTGAAACCAAAGAACAGATCAAGCAAAAGACAAAGCTTCCTGATTATGTAATTGATGATTATATGACAGGTCAGAAAGCAAAGCTTGAGGTTGCCTATAAGAAGGCCGCAGATCTAATTGGTGGTAATGATAAACTCAATAAGGTCTTTACTTGGGCTAGCAAGAATCTTTCTCAGACTGAGCAAGATGGAATCAATGCTGCACTAGCAACACCCAATTGGGAAATTGCTTTGTTAGGACTAACGACTAAATACGAAAAGGCTAATGGAACTACAACTAAGACTAATGAGCCACCAGCAACAGGTAAGAAAGTTCCTGTTTCTGCTACTCAGGTTCCAGCAACTGCTTACAAAACTAAGCGGGAGTTCCAAACCGAACGAAACAACCCACGCTTTATGACAGATGCCAAATATAGGGCAGCTGTTGAGAAGCGTATGTTAATGACGGACTTCACAAAACTAACTCCTTGAGACAGGATTAGTTCTAATCTATTTTGTTATATGGATTAGCAAAACCCCCGGAAGGCAATGGTTGGCTTTCCATATAACAACTTAACTTAAAGACTCCAGAGGAATAATCTGATGGTTAAGCAATTTAATTGTCTCACTTTTAACTCATTCCTTTTTAGGAGAAAACACAATGCCCGATAATTTAACTCACAACGATATTGCTATGCGTAATACCGTTGAAGGCGCACCATCAGGTGGCGCTGCTGGTCTTAACAAACTTTGGCTACCACTCTGGTCTGGCGAAGTAATCAATGCTTATGACCACTACAATGTATTTGAGAATGTCATCACCGCCAAGACCCTCACCGGAGGTTTCTCTTGGGAATTCCCCGTAACCGGAACCATCAACCTTAAGGCTGCATGGAACGCTGGTGAGGAACTCGTTGGTGGCGACTCTTCAAGCACCACCTTCAAGGTAAACCTTGACCCACGCCCAATGGCTGCTCACTTTGAGACTGACAATGTAGACCTACTAGTTACTCAGTGGGACTACCGCTCAGAGCTAGCTCGTCAGGCTGGTATGACTCTTGCTAACACCCGTGATACACAGGTTGCAGTATCCCTACTCGCTGCTTGCGCCGTAGGTCCACTCGCTTCTGATCCACGCGGTCTAACCAACGCTGAATTCCCACAGCCAGTTGAAGTTTCAACAGGCGCTCCAAGCGCAGCTGATGATTCAGTTGGTCTAAAGATTCTCAAGGCCATTGAAGATTACTTTGTATTCATGCAGGAGAACAACTATCCAGTAGCTAATGTCTACTGCGTTGTAACTCCAAAGGTATTCCAAGTTATCCGCGCTCTCGGTATTACCCGCGCTGGTGATACCAACGCCTTTGAGAAGGTTCCTCTGTTTGGTGGCGGTCAGGAGTACGGTGGTATCGGTGCTGCTCTCAGCATGGGCATGAACAGCCTCACTGATTCACTAGAGTACATGGGTTGCCGCATCATCAAGAGCAACCACCTACCAAAGACCAACCTTGGCTCCGCTTCAATCGGTGCTTCCAAGTATAACCTCAACTGCTCTGCTATCAACCTACACGGTATGATCTTCCAGCCAGAAGCCGTTGCTGGTCTATCACTTATGGGCATGAAGGTTGACACCGTACAGGATGTACGACGCAACACTCAGTTCACCGTTGCTAGCATGCAGAAGGGTACAGGCGTTCTCCGTCCAGAACTATGTCAGGCACTAGTCGGCGCTG